GTCCCGGTGGCCTTAGAGGCGCGAAGCTGCCCTTCTCCGGTTGGGCGGCCTAGTGGGCACTAGGCTGAAAGGATGGGCGGTGTTGCCCGTGGACCCATGGCAGTTTATACACTGTCGTAATGGCCTGCTATTGCACGAGTGGGCTAGTCCTATCACCAGGACACACACAGACGGGGCTCTGTGTATAAAACGTGGGCATCACTCCCACAACTCCCCGGTGGCCTCTAGGGCCACAGTCTGCCGACCGGTTCGGTTGGTTCCGGTGTGTCGGAGTGGTTGTTCCGGATCTTGGGTTCTCGTCGCGGGGGCCAGGGCAAACCCTGGTTCGGCCTGCCAGCCTGTGCCTTGTGTGGCTGTGTGACCCTTGTGATGGACAGAAGTGCCGAAGGCCGCTGGGACGTGGCAGCGTCCCGTCAGTCGCCCCTTGCACGGCCCCATCTCCTGTCCCCGGTTCTGAGGAGTGGACGTCTCCTGGACTCTCGTCCCGTGTTCCGAATCCGCTTGTGCCAACACGTAAAGCACTGGCCGCGGGGTTTCTCCCCACCATACGGGGATTTCTTTTATTGATCATGACGACAACTATGACACAAGTTGGCCTTCGTCTGGTGCGGTCCTGGTATGACCTGAAAAGACCCGTCATGGACATGGGGGCTGTCCTTAAAGCCTCCACCACCGCCACCTTGGCGCGCTTGGTATGCGCGAGAGGTGTAAAAGACCACCTTATGGGCCTTCTTTGGCGCGTTCGCTGTCGTTCCCTCGGCAGCCTGTACTTCGTTGCAGGCTGCAGTGCCTTTGCTCTCCTGGCACTGGGACCCGGCGGCCGCGCCCACCTGATCGCGGCCCTTGGTGGACTGGTTGGGCCGTGGCGCCCCTTCCGGACCCTGGTAGCCTTTCCGCGCACGGGCTACCTGCATGAAACTTACATTCCTGCTGTTGAACACCCACAGGCACAGGATGAGTGCGCGGGCATGGGGCCCGAAATGGCCCCTACAGCCGGCATCAGCGCCGGTCGGCTGAGACCCCGGGCGCGATGGGTGCGCCAACTCGAGGCGACGCTTGGCGGGCGGCGCGGCATAGTTTCGGCTATTCTTAATGGGCGGTGGGCACCTGACCTCCCCATGACAGATCGGCCGGACGTTGCCAATTACCTGCTGGCGACGATTAGAGGTGGGGTCAGGCTCCTTGGCGGGGGAGCCATCAATGTGGGTGGGGAGTCTCCAAGAGCCGTTGTCTACGCGATCGTGGACACCGGTGACCAACATGAGCTTGTTTTCCCGGCTCTCCTTGGGACTCTACGGCAGTATGCGCTCGGTCGCGAGCGCAACGAGTTGCTCTTTGGTTCGCTCAAGTCTAGAGCCATTGAGTGGGGACGCGCACAGGGCCTTCCAGCCCACGTTGCGGATCTCGGCATTGCCTGTGCCGTTGGTCTCGCAATGGAGCCGACCCCGCACGAGGAACTAACCCTCTCTCGTGTTGCTCGTGCCATCAAGGCACCGCCCCCCCTCCAAAACGCCCATTAGGGTCGTCTGGTCGACGCAGCTGGGGTCTGCTGGGGCCCGTCTCTCCCCGTGGAGACGTGTGGTACCCTTGACTACTCGCAAGTTGACTGGTCGGGTGAAAACTGTTGCGGAGGGCGTCGCCACATGCGTAGTGTTGGTTCGTTGGGCCTGCCGGGTACTTGGCGACCCTTCGTCCACTCTACGTGTCCCCACAATGAGATCGCTGCCCTTTTGACGCGTTCTCTCGGTCCTGTGCCCGCTCGGGTGTTTGAGCCGCTTGACCCAGGTTGCCTTCGGGAGTTTCGGAGACTCGGGCGCCTGACGGCTCAGTACGCGGGTGATACTTGGGACTACCTGCAGACGGCGTACTCGTATAAGGGTGCATTGCGTCGTCGGTACCTGGAAGCGGAAAGGTCGCTTGGAGTGGATGGTCCTGTCGAACCGCGGGACTGGAAACTGCGCGTCTTTCTAAAAGCCGAGAAGTTTAATGCGGTGGCCAAGCAGGTCAAACCGAGGCTCATCTTTCCGAGGAGTCCGAGGTATAACTTGGCACTGGCAGCTCGGCTTAAGCCGTTCGAGCACTGGTTATGGGGACGTTTGAGTGCGAGGCGGATGCTTGTCCGGGGGGTTGGCAGGGTTGTGGCCAAGGGGTTGTCGCCAGCAGGGCGCGCCGGGTTGATCGAGCGGAAAATGGCCAACCTGGAGGATTGTGTGGTGTTTGAGGCTGATGCGAAGTCCTTCGAGGCTCACGTCGGCCCAGACTGGCTTGAGGAGGAGCACGGAGTCTACATGAAGGCTTTTCCCGGCGATAGGGAATTGCGCAGATTGCTCCGGGCACAGCTTTCGCTCAAAGGAAAGCTGTCTTGTGGGTTACGCTTCGAGCGACCCGGCGGTCGGGCGAGCGGAGATTTCAACACCGGCATGGGGAACTCCCTACATATGTTGGTAGTTGTCATCGCTACACTGAGGACGTTCCATGTCCCATTTGACCTTCTGGTCGATGGGGACAACGCCCTCGTGTTTCTCCGCGGACGCGACGCTGGCGCTGTAATGCCGAAGTTTGCCCCACGAGCCCTTGCCATGACGGGTCATGAGCTCGCTTTGGAGTCCGCTGTCACCTCGCTTGAGGGGGTTCGTTTCGGGCAGTGTGCGCCCCTGCGCCTTGGCGCCGGCAAACTCACAATGGTTAGGGAACCGTTGAAGGTCCTGTCACAAGGACTTTCTTCCCATCGTTGGTTGAAGGAGC